TTACGGTGCCGCTGTGCCGGTTTTTGTGGCGGCACCGATCGCGCGCTGTAGGTGCTCCTCTTTGAGGAACGCATACGACTTCTCGGTCACGGTGATGCTCGAATGGCCGAGCCACAGCGAGACCTCCTCCATCTTCATCCGGTCTTCCTGGAGTCGACGACACCCGCAGGTGCGGCGAAGGTCGTGCCAGGTGAGGGGTTCGATGCCCGCTCGCTTCGCGGCGCCGGCGAGCGCCCGGTTCATGTGCCGGTACGGCTTTCCGGTCTCCGGGTTCGTGAAGAGATAGGGCGACGCATATTGTGCCGGTTCCTGTGCCGGGGCGCCGGGGCGCCGCACGAGGACGATCGGGCGCCGCTCAAGGATCACCCGCGCCCGTGGCAACAGCGGCACGTCGCGTGGTTTGGCGTTCTTCGTGCCCTCGGTCAGGTGGACATCGTTGCGGTCGTAGCGGAGCTGCGGCCGGCGCAATAGCAGCTGCTCGCTGCGGCGTAAGCCGGTATCGATCGCGACGCAAATGGCGTCGTAGAGGTCGGGCGCCTCTTTCGACCCGCGTGCCGCCGCGAGGAGCTTCGCTTCTTCGTCGAGGGTCAGATACCGCCGCCGCGGCGGTGCCTCGCGCAGCCCCCGGCGCTTGCCGCGCTTCAGGTAGGGCGAGATCGGGTTGACGTCGACCCACTCGATTTCGATGGCATAGCCGAACATAGACGACAGGCAGGCGAGGTCACGGCGGATCGTGGAAGGGGTGAGGTTGCGGTAGCGGCGCTTGCCGCGCTGCTTCGGCGACGATCGCCAGCCCCCGCCGCGCCGCTTTGCCTCGAAATCGTGGAGCGAGCTGCCGTTGATCTCGTCGAGATAGAGCCCTTCAAAGGATTCGGCCAGGGCCTCCAGGGAAGAGAGGTAGCGGTCGCGCGAGCTCGGCCTGAGATCAGGCAGGTGCTTTTCGCAGAATTCGCGGGTCAGCTCGTCGAAGGTACGGCGCGGTTTACCGCCGAGGATAACCCGGTCGAGTTCTTCGACCCAGATCTTCAGCCTTTGCTTCGCAACCTTTTCAGATACTGTTTTAAGGGACTGCCGATATTCACGGCCTTGACGTTCGACGCGGCCCCACGCGATCCGGCCCCGCCAGTAGATGCTCGCCATGTCGTGCGTCCCCCGTTGCGAGCGTTCTCCCACCAACGGTCGAAGCTGTCGCGCTCAAAACGCCAACCACCACGTTCGCCCGCCGGCTGATAAGCACCCGGTATCTTGCCGTCGCATGCGGCCTTGGTAAACCAGCGCTGCGAAAAGCCGGTGATCCGGCGCGCCTCCGCCGTACCAATGGTCTCGGCGTCAGGCATCGGCAGACTCGGCCAGGGCTGAGCGGCCGGCGGCATTGGCGATAAACGTGAACTGCTGATCGGAGTACCAGATGTAATACAACGATCCGAGACCGAGTTTTTGAAGGCCTAAGCCAATCTCGGTCTCAATCCGTGCTCCATAACCTGAGACGCATGCGTTACGTAACGCCCGCACTTGTCCCGGCGTCAGGTCAGCCATCGCGGTCCTCATGGATGCTTATGATGCCCGGCCCTGAAGCCGGTCGCGGTCCAGCCACAGGAACGGCTCGATCGCTCGGGACCGGCCCGTCATAGCCACCGACGCCACGCTGTTGGACGTCGATGATGTCGCGCATCAGCCGTTTGGCGGCGTCGTGGAAGGTGGGAACGGTCAGGCTGCCACCTCAACGGGATCGCCATCCTCAAGCTCATATCCAGGGCACCAAATTGGGGATTTGGGATAGCTCGGTATCGGTCGGCCATCACACGGATGCGTCTGGTCGAGGGCCGCGTGATAGCAATAGTCGGCGAGCGTCCCATTGTTGCGGTGCCGGCAAGTTCCGCAGTCGGCAGCCTTCATGCCGAGCGTCCCGCTCCATTCCCAAAAACCCTGTGCACCGCGCGCCAGGATCGGCGGGACGAACCGCTCGATATCAGTCAGCCACCATGCGAACCGACCGGGCGAGTAATCCCCATAGTCGTCGGTGATCAGATGCGCCTTGTGGGGCGAGTCGCCGATGCGTCGTGTGACCCAAACCGCCGGCGCTGAGCGGCTGGCAACCAAGCCGCACAGATAAGCGCCGGCGAGGATGGCCGTACAGATGATCGCCCCGAGTGGAAGGTCGCCTTCAACCCCGGCTCGGCGTGACCACTCTCGATTATCGGCGTCGACGGGCTTCTTTGCCGCGTGGATGGCGATGCGCTGACCGATCAGCGCTGGTGGAGGTGCCCAGCCTCTCGTCTCGAAGGGCTTGACGCCGATCGCAATGAACGAGGCCCACGGTTGCCAGAGCGAGAGGGTCTTCACGTCTCTTTTCCCTTTTTCACGATTCGAGCACCGCGCGCACGAGCGCCTTCGACAGGCGCACCGGCACCGCGTTACCGATCTGCTTGGTGACCTGGTCTTTCTTGCCGACGAAGACATACGGGCGCGGGGCAGCATCGAAGCTGGTTCCCGCGGCGAGCTCATCATTGTCGAGCATCCGAAAGAGCAGGTCGGTGCCGTACCGGGTGACCAAGTAGCCAGCGCCGCGGGTCGTCACCGTCGGCAGCGGTTCGTCGACCGCGTGCGCGCGCGGTCCGCCTGGGCGGTCGCCGTGTCGATTGAGCAGGAAAGCCGGCTCGGCGAGTCCGCCGGCGCCGTGGCTGGTCACGGCTGGCAGCGGTTGCGCAATATCATGCGTCCGCGGCGGTTGACCCTCCCGCTCGCCGAAATTCGGCACTAGGAAAGCCTCGGCGAGGGCGAACCGATCTTTCGCCGTGATGGTGTCGAGGGGTTCGTCGACACTCTTGCCGGTCGTGCCGGAGCCCGACCCATAGTAGGGCGCGATGAACGGCGCGGCGACGCCGTATTCGCCGCGATTGGCGGTCGTGATTGTCGGGAGCGGCACCTCAGGCGAACACACACGGCCGGGATCGCCGCCGTGGGTCACCGGCATCAAAAAGGCCTCGGCGACCCCATACTTGCCGCCGCCAGCGGTGATCGTCCCGAGCGGTTCGTCCGGGCTGGCGACCCGGCGGCTGTGCGGATCGCGCTCGCCCGGCTCGTTTCCGTGCGCCAGCGTCGCGACGAACGGCTCCGCAATGCCTACTGCGCCGCCCGCGCACAAGGTCATCAGCGGTTCGTCGGTGCTCCGCGGAGCGTTTCCGGCGTGCTGACCGAGCAGGAAGGGCTCCGCTATGCCGATGCCGCCTGCCGTGGTGATGGTGTAGAGAGGATCCTGCGTGTTGCGCGTACCGAGCGTTTTGGCGCCGCCCATATCGATGCGGAGTAGCAAGGGTTCGACGATCGCGGGCTTGCCGTGGGTGACCAGTGTCGGCAACGGTTCGTCGAGGGACCTGGTCGGCTGATTACTCCCTTGCGGCAACAACAGCGGTTCGGCTGCCGCGAGACCATCGCGGGTAAGGATCGTCGACAAGGGCTCGTCGGCGCTGCGGATGCCGCGCGCCCGGCCGGCGCCCTGGTTGGCGGGGAACACGAAGGCCTCGGCCACGCCCAGATGCTTGCCGCCGGCAGTAACCGCCGGCAGCGGCAGGCCGAGCGACCGCGCATCGCTGGTGCCGCGCAGCTGGATCAGACAGGCCCCGTCAGCGTCGCCTCGCGTGGCGCTGGTCTTAGGTGACTTTTTGTCGCCCCATCGCGCGATCGACCGCTCGATTTCGAGGTCGAGCAATGCGGCATACCACGCTGCCCAAGGACCGAAGAAGCGCAACGCCCCCGCCTTGAGTCGGCGCAGCGTGTTCGGCTTCAGCGGCACCTTGCGGAGGAAGACCGAGCGACCCTTGCGGCTCCAGTCGATGACCTCGCGCGCCGCGCGCCAGCGCTCGGTCGTGTGGCCCAGGAGGTCCGTGCCGCCCTGTTGCGAGTGCGTCGGATCGGGCCATCTAATCCGGCGACCGTCACGGCGGCCGAGGATGAAGAGGCGCCGTCGCGTCGTCGGGTCGCCGTAGTCGGCCGCGTTCAGGACGCGCCATTCGACCCGATACCCAAGGGATTTCAGGGATTCGATCCAGGCGAGAAACGTCTTGCCCTTGAGCTTCTTGATCGGGCGCCCGCGGCTATCGATCGGCCCCCATCCCTGCAACTCGGGCACGTTCTCGACGATGAAGGCCCGGACGTAGAGGCTGGCACACCAATTCGGCACGCACCACGGGGTCGCGCGCTTCTGATCCTGGATCGGGCGACCGCCTCGGGCTTGGGAAAACTGCGTGCATTCCGGGCTCGCGAGCAACAGGTCGAGCACGCCGTCGGGCACGGCATCGCGCGGTTTGACCGTTTCGATGTCCTGGCAGAAATGCCGGGCGGTCGGATGGTTCGCCGAGTGGGTGGCAATCGCGATGTCCCAATGATTGAGGGCGACCAGCTCCATCTCCCGGCCGAGCTCGGCGATGGCGAGCTCGGCGCCTGTCGAGCTGCCGCCAGCACCGCACAGCAGATCGGCGACGCGCACCGGCGGCGGCCGCTTCCCTCGGATTTCGGAGGCGACCGGTAGGGCCGTCATATCCCGCACATCCCCCGGCACTCGTAGGCGGCCATAGCGTTCGGAAATAGCGCCCCTTGGCCGCGGTCCTCCGGCGTCGACAAGTCGACCTGGTCGAGCGGCTTCAGCGAGCGATGCAGGTAAAGCGTGCCCTTGAGAGAAAAATGCTTTGCGTCGTCACGCAGTGCTCGGTCGATCGCGACCGCATCGGCCCATGAGGTCGGGTCGTGGTCGCGAAGCCGGCGCCATTCCTCATCGCTGTGAAACGGGCAGAAGGTGCAGGCCGATTTCGGCGGGACGGTATAGCCGTGGTCGGCCAGCCACCTCATGCAGTCGATACGGGTGATCTGCCGCTCAAGGAGAGGCCAGCGAGTTTTGATCCAGCGCTCCTCCGCGGGTTTGGCCCGCACGCGTTCATCCCATGAAATCCCGACCCATTGCTCGACGATCGGCGCCTCCGGGCCGCGCGATCGTGGCTTCAGTCCCGCGAGCTGCCGCGTCTTCGCCCGGATCACGTCGAGCTTGTAATCCTGGGTGCATTGACGGTTCGTCATGCCGCTGTCGCGTTTTCGGCGCCGCCCTTTATCCAACTCGGTGCCGCCAGCAAGCGGCAGCAATTCCCACAGCAACTGTGCCTGCGCGTTGTCGGCATTCTTCACAAAGAACGGCGGGCGCCCCCAGGCGCCGGTGAGTCCGGCGCAGGCATCGAGGATCTCTTGGCGGAGGCTGCCCTTGCTGACGACGTGGACCGGGAACGGCAGCACGTTCGGCGACATCAGCCAGGCCAGGTGCTCATACACCGCGGCCGGTTCAGATTGGGTGTCGGCGAAGATCGCGCAGTCGGGCATCGGGGTGACGTCGCCGTGCGCTGCCATCAGTGCGAGCGTCGTCGACTGTACGCCAGCGCCGAGGCTGAGGATGGTCAGCATCACGCCGCCCTCCGCTGGGTCGGAGTAGCGCCGACGTAGCCGCCGATCTCCTTCCCGAACCCATCCCAGCCGGGCCAGAGGCGCCGGGCGAAGAGCTCGAGGTAAGGCCCGGTGCAATACCGCTCGACACGCCGGAACGCCTCGCCGGGCTTGCGCGAGTGCTCCCGCACCGGAGCAACGATCACCTCGCGCACGTCGCGTGCCGATCGCCGGCAGTTGCCGCGCCGGCCGAGCAAACAGTATTCGGTGTTCTTCCGGGTCGTCAGGCCGAGACCGACATGCAGATCGCCCTCGGTCATCGGGATCATGCGGATCTGTGCCGGGTCGAACCGGCGTTTCATCTTCAGCCAAGTAAAGGCGACCCCGCTGTACCGGAAGCCCCACGCGTCGAGAACATCGAACGCCTGCCGAAGAAAAGGGCCGGTCGTCCAGAGGAAGAGGTGAGCGCCTTCCCTTGCGGACAGCTCGCGGACAGGCAGCGCGCAAATGGCCCCGACGTCCATAACCGCATAGTGCTTTTCGGCGTCGCGCCGCGAATTCCAGTTGGCCGATTGGAGCGCCGTTCTCGACCGGAAATGCCAGGGTGGATCAGCCATGATTGCGGCGTAGCGTCGGCGCGGGATCTCGTCGAAAAGATCGTCGGTCACGACCGGACACCCCCGAACTCATCCTCCTCGACCATCGTGCCCGCGCATCGACCGAACGCGGCGTCGAGCATCGCGAGGAAGCGATGCGCCTCGACCCTCGCATCTGCCATATGCGGGCCCAGCCGCTCGGCGTAGGGATAGGTGAGGCGCGCGTAAGCCAGCGCGACCGCATCGAGGCGAGGGTCGACCGCCATCAGTCGGGCACCTTCACCTGATCGGGATAGGCGTGCTGCCAGTCGCTCATCGCCGCGGCGGCGCGGATCGCCCGGTCCAGCTTGGCCTTGGGCGTTCCGTGCTGGCGGGCGAGCGCGATCCAGTAGCGGATCACCGGCAGGGCGAGTTCGTCGGTCGGTCGCAGCACGAAGACCGGCTCGTGCGGATCGACCTTGGCGAGCGCGACTTCGTCGCCGGCGGTCGCCATCACACCGGCTCCTTTTGCAGCTCGTCGGCTCGCGTCTCGAACGCGACCATCATCTCTTCAGCGGCGATACCGGCTTGATGGTCGATCGTCGGCTGGTTGGCCGCCTGCAACGCGGCGAGTACGTCGGGACCTTCAGCCTCGCGGATGCGGCGCTGGAGTTCGATGCCCCAGGTGGTGCCAGCGCCGCGCACGATGAGGTCGCCGGTCCAGAAGCCATCATCGCGGCGAATAGGGGCGCCCCGCGTCGGCTCAGCCTCCGGGTCGGCAGGGCGCCGCGCCGGCCCACCCGGCGCGTTTGCAGAGGCTGGCCGCGGCAGCGGCGGCAGGCCGAACGGATCTTCCCGCTGGTTGCGTTCATCGTCGAACGGCAGGTCATCGGGCGGGTCGGCGTTCTCGTCGACACGCTTTGCCAGCAGGGTCAATTCGCCTGGCTGGTCGCGCGTACCGATCAGGTGCGCAATCTGGCTGCGCTCGGCGCGGTCGAGCGGCTTCCAAAAATCCTGAAGCGAGGTCTTTCCCCGTTCCGCCGCAGCGCGCGCACGGTCCTCGACCGTCGGCGCATAGATCGGTGCAGGCGCCCCGCCGGCGCACCATTGCGCCAGCGCCTCACCGGCCTGTCGTGAGACTAGACGGCCTTCCGGGAAGAACTTGGCGTGGATGTCGTAGAGCTTGATCGGCCGAGGTACACCCGGCTTCTCCGGGCTGAACATGAACGAGGACTGCACCTCGTACATGAACCGCTTCTCGCAAAGCGGCATCCAGCCCAGGGGCTCGACGACAGGGCGACCGTCGACCTTGCTGATGCGGACACGCTCCTCGGCGCGCAGGCAGAAGATGATGTGGACCTTGGCCCGCCGCATCCGGTTGATGAGCGCGTGCTTGTGCCGCGCCTTGGTCTTGGCCCAGAACTCGTCATTGGTCGCGGTGCGGATTTCCTGAAGGCCACCTTCTCCCTCGTATTCGTCCGACTCGCTGTCGATGACGAGGACCGCGTATCCCCTCTGCTCGGCAAGGTCGATCAGCTCGGCATTGCGTTCCGGCGTAAACGGCGGCCGCCATTCGACATGATCGAATTTGTAAAGATCGGCGTAGTGAAGGGCGCGGTTTCCCTCGGTGTCGGCGACGAGGATCTTGCCCCCGCCGGCGAGCCCCGTCGCCAGCTCGAGGCCGCTCCGCGTCTTGCCGCTGCCCGATGGTCCCGACAGCGCGACAAAGGCCGGCGTGTTGACGCGGACGGCGCGGGCGATCTGAAACACATTGCCGTCAGGCATGGTGGCTCTCCATGGGCTTGTAGAGTTCGGCGCCGAGCGCGAGGAGCGACGGGTCGCCGTCGCGGAAATGGCCTTCCTGCTCGCGGTCGGCGAGCTGATATTCGGCCCAGGTCGGGAGACCGATCCGCATGGGTCGGTCGCAGTAGCCGGGCCACACGCCCCGGTCGCGACAGCGGCGGAAGAGGTCGAGGGAGCGGCGAATCATCATGCGGCCCCACTCGACGGCCTTCTGGTCGAGCTGAAGCACCGAGACGAGATGCGGTTCCTCGCAACCGACGACGATGTACCAGTACTCGGCGCGCTTGCCGGTCGATGCTTCCCAGCCGTCGACATACCAAGGCGTGCGCAGAAAGTGCCCGGCATTGAAGGCCCGGCGCTGGAAGAACAGCGGGCTCGCGCTGGCGCTCGCCTTCAAGTCGCCGATCGCGCTGCAATCCTTGGTCACGAGATCGGCCCGTGCCTTGCCGCCGACACCGCCGGCGTCCCAGAAATAGGAGATTTCCGTGTCGGCGCCATCAAGGAGGCGGGCGACGTACTCGTTGCGCCGGAGCACATTAGCGAGGCGGTCGACGAGATCGCGGTCTTTGAGCAACAGCGGGGTCAGACCGGCCTCGTAAGCCGCGTCCCGTGCCTCTTTCGCCGCTTTGGTGCGCCAGTCTTCGGCCTCGACCAGCACCGTGCGCTCTTGCAACCGATCCGGTTCGAGGACGGCGAGATGCAGCGCCGTCCCGATGTCCATGACCTTCGCGTTTTCGGCCGGCGCGGCGTCGGGGTTGAACGGCGAGGAATGCCAGTAGATCGCCGGGCAGTCGTTCGCGAGCGACCAAGCGCCCCCGGCGGACAATGCCTTCGTGGCGTGGTATTCGGCTTCGGGCATGTCGCGGACGACGTTGGCGCTCATGGCCTGAGCCCCTGGGCGGCGCGCAGATCCCGCCAGGTCTTGGCGATCTCGCTGCGGCAGGCGAGGTAGCGCAGCTCGCTCGTGTGGAGGTCGGCGAGACCGCACGCCTCGAACAGCACGCGGTAGCAACCGCGGCCGAGCCGACCAACGATGCAGCCGATATCCAACCAGCGGCGGTCGTCCTTGCGGCGCACGCCGGCGCCGAGCGGAAAGGCACTCACGGTCGCGCGCCTTCGGCCGACGAATCGGCCGGTCGCACCACCTCGAACAGAAAGTCGTCCGGGTACGGGATGCGGTGCAGGACCGTGATGCTGCGCGCCGCGGAGTCCGGCCAGGTCAGGTATCCGCGCTCGCGCAGGCAGCGCAGCAGGCGCTGCGCCTGGGATCGCGATTTCAGGTCGAGCTCTTGCCGTAGCTCCTCGATCGACGGTGCCGCGCCGGTCGTGTCGACGATCTCCTGGATGACCAAGAGGCAATCGCGTTGCAGACGGGTGAGCCCGTAGGCGTGGTCGTCGGCCATCACCAGTGCCCCCAGTAATGAGCGCCAAGCATGATGCCCGTAAGGGCCAGAGCGAGTACCAACGCGATCATGTCGCGCAGCGGGATCGGTCGCCGGCGCACGCGCCTCAGCGTTTCGATCGCCTCGCCATCCCAAATCGAGCGACGGCGGCGCGGCAGCGGCTTCACGTCGTCGGGCCAATCGGCGGAGGGCATCACGCAACCTCCCTTGCAAGATCGACCATGGCGCCTTCGTCGACCGGCCAGTGCCGGTCACCGTCGGGAACTCCCGCAGCAGTGAGGACGAGGCGGAGACGACGAACAGGCTTTTGCCGCTGCGACACGGTGCGGCAGCGCACGTGCTCGAATTCGCGGGCAACGATCTCGTCGCGGGTCATGCCGCCCGCCCGACTGGCGCCGCATCCGGGTCTTCGCCGCGCAACCGCGCCCGGGCCCGCAATAGCATGATGGCGGCGCTTCGCTCTTCGGCAACCGCGGCGCCGGGATCGATGCCGGCGAGGCATTCGTGCGCCCAGGCGATCGTCTGCTCGGCCCAGAGCACGAGAGCAAGCTGGTGATCGCGGTCCGCGTTGTCATTGCGCCGCTTCTGCTCCCAAGCCTCGTGCGAGAGGCCGGACGCGGCGTACCCGTTGGGCAGCACCGGCGCGTCGCGCCAATCGGCGGGCGCCGCAATGTAGCTGGTCGCCGGCGCGATCTCGGTCATCACGCCAAGGTCGGTGTGGCCGCCGAACTCGTATCCCTGCGTCCGACACCGGACGCAATATTCGATCGGGCTCGAGGCGTAGGGCTCACACGAGACCACGATCCGTGCTTCGTGCGGATCGCGCGCCAGAAGGATGAGCTCGCCGGGTCGGAACGGCGCGGTCACGGCGCGTCGTCCGTGACCGCCGGCAGGGCACCGAGCGGATAGCTGAAATGCTGGTCGACTGGAATGCCACCAACCGTAATTGGAGCGTTTGCCGGCGCGATGATGACCCGGTAGTCCTGGTCATCGAACGGCAGGCGCAGCCGGAGCTGGTGGATGCCCCATGCGCCGTTGGACTGGTGCTCGTCGGCGGTCGCACCCGAGAACTCTTCCGGCCCGCGCTCGCCGTTGACAAAGCGCCGGAGACCGCAGGCAATCAGGAACGAGTAGATCGGCTTGAGCTTGCCGGTTGTGACCGGCCGCAGGAACTCGGGGAGCGCGTATTCCGCGGTAACCGTATCTGGCATCGTCGCCTCCATCCATCGGACAAAGGCGACGTTAATAGGCTATTTCCTATCAGTCAATAGGCATAGTCCTACTTATCTTCCTATCCCTACACTTCGCGTCCCAACCAGATCACCCGGCCGATGATTTCGACGGCCTCCGGGTTCACCCCTTCCCACCGCGGATATTGGACATTGTCGCTGATGATGGTCAGCAGACCCGAGCGCGGGTCGACGGCTACCCGCTTGACCTGCAGGTCCTCATCTCGCCGCAACCCGTAAATGCCGTCGCGCGTTGCCCTTGTCCGCGTGCGGTCGAGAAGAACTTGGTCGCCGTTGTGGAGCGTCGGCTCCATCGAATCGCCCTCCACTCGCGCAACGACCAGCATCTCCGGCGCGGCCGCGGTAATTGACCTCAGCCACTGAAAGCGATAGGGCTCAAAATACAGCGGCTCGCTATCGTCGCCAGCCCACGCGCCGGGGCCAGCCGACAGCCGAAGGTCGTAGACGGGTAGCAACGCGTAATCGTGGCCGGCGATCGGCACGAGATGCCGTGCTTTCCTCGCTACCGCAGCGCCGGGGGGAACCCCATCCGGCCGAAACTCGTCCGCATCGACCCGGAAATGCGCGGCGAGAGCTTGCCGAACCTCCTCCGGCAGGTTTCGCGGCGTGCCGCGTTTCACATATTGCTGAAGGTAGGCGTGGTTTTTCCCGACGAGGCGCGAGGCCGTCGCGAGGTCCGTGTCGCGATCAGCGACGAGTTGCAACAGCCGGAGGCGCGGGGCGTCAAGGTCCATCGGATGATTGTCGCCGGCCGAATAGGAAATATCCAATAGGAACACCCCGCTTGACGGGTAGGAAATAGCCTATTATTTTCCTATTCCTGATGAACACCTCGCCCGATCCGCTTTTGCACGAAATCGAGAGCTTCCTTACCGAGGCTCGCATGACGCCGACTGCCTTCGGGCGAGACGCCTTGGGTGATCCTGGCTTCGTGTTCGGCCTGCGGGCCGGTCGCGACTGCCGGAGGTCCACGTCGGAGCGCGCCCGGGCGCAGATAACCCATTACCGCCAACACAAGAGTTTCGCGTCGCGAGCTGAGGTGGCGGCATAAAATGCCCGTCGAATTAGACATTGTAGTCTGTCAGATCACGCGGCTGGATCGCATCGTCGCGACGCTCCAGGCCCTTGAGGATGCGCCAGTAGAGTTCGATCGCGCGGTCGGCGTTGTTCGTGGTCGGCCGCTTGCCGGTCATCATGGCGGCTACCAGCGTCACTGCGATATGCTCGGGGTTCGTGGTGTACGGCTCCTTTCGTTGCTGGAGCTGCGATCATGACGCCAGACGCGCCCGATTTCTCGCGCGTTTCTGCCGGCTCCGAATCGAGCCAAGATGAGAGCCATACCCCCACCTTCGCGTGCTGCTGTGCTCATGGAATTGATGACGATAGCCACGTCGTCAGCATCGTCGCCGCGTGCTGCCCGCTGCATGGGTCGCTGCGGGTGGCGGTCGATCCGGGCCTTCGTGTCGCGCGAAAAATAGGGAGCCCAGATGGGCTCTAGCCCGGCGGTTGCCGAACTTCGGACCCGACGACAGCAGCGGCGAGGGGATTTGCCGCGATGGGGGAAAGCTGTCGTCGAGTCGTCGGTTCAACGTGTCTCACCGGGGGTTCGTTCCGGCGGGGAACGCTCTGAAACTAAGACGCGAGCGTGCCCCATGTCGTCACACAAGAATTGCGACTCGACCGTGAGCGAGGCCGCGATCGTCCGGGCGGTCTATCCGCGCCACCCGATGAAGCGCCTAGCGGGCGCGATGAGCGTGCCCCTCGATACCGCTCGGCACTGGCTGTACCGCCGCCTGTCCGGCGCCCGGCGCCGCGAATTGGCGCTCGTCCTACTGGCCGAACTGGACCGGCAAGACGTCGAACGCAGTTCGATCCGGCGCCGGCTCGCCGAGTGGGCGGCGGAGCCGTGATGCGATGGCTGCTCAAATGGCTGGCCCTGGCCGCGGCGCGCGCGCTGGACACGATTGCCCGGATATGGCGCTGCCGAAAGCGCGTCGGGTGACCTGAGACGGACACCGCCCGGCGGTGGGCGCCGGGCGGCTTTAAGAGGGGAAGCTGTAGTCATGTCAGAAAATGGTGAAGAAACCGGCGACGTCAACCACACCAACGGCGACGTCAACCACACCAACGGCGCCGCGATGATCAGCAATATGGCCGCATCGGCCGCGCTGGCGGAGCGCACATTGTCGGGCGATCTCCGCGACTACCTCCTGGGCCTCTTCCGCGAGCAGCGCAATCCTTGGCCGCTCCTTAGCGAGACCCAGCAAAGCAACCTCGCCGCCGAAATCGAAGTGGAGAGCGAGATCATCATCAAGCGTTGCGTCGAGATCATCGGCGCGCGCAATTTCCCGGCGATCGGCGTCAACCTCGAGCAGGTCACGTTCAAGCCCAAGGGCGTCGAGGCGAAGATGACCTTCGGCGCGATGGACATGGCGACGCGCCACGAGCTCGTCGACCGCCAGGGTGGCCGGGTCATCGTCGTCGCGGCCGATCCCGATGTCTTCCGCGGATCGCGCGGGCTCGCCCGGATCGACAAGCAACAACCCGACCTCCCGCTGGATCAGCCGGAGGCGACGCCCTACACGCTCGGCAAGGCGGCCGCCCTCGAGGGCGGCGAGCAGCAATGCCCCTACGAGGCACCGAGCCCCGAGCACGAGCAGTGGCTGGAGGGCTATCGCAGCGGTGCCGGCGAGCGGGCCGCGACCGGAGCCCCGGCCGACGAAGGCACGCTCGGCTACAACCTCGGCTACGAGGACGGCAAATCCGGCCGGTCAATCGAGTTCTGCCCGTTCCCCGGCGAGTCAGCCGAGCGGGCCCGCTACCACGCCGGCTACTTCCAGGCGCAGCTGGACGGCCTTGAAGACGGCGATCCCAAGACCGCGCTCACCGAGCGGGCGGCGCTTTATTTCAGTGTGATGGGCATCGCCGCTGCCGTGGCGGGTCAACAACCGATCGACAATCCCTTCGCCGAGTGGATGCCCGCACGGAAGGCTTGGAACGACGGGTTCTTCGCCGATACCGAACGCGCCCGCGACATGGGCGCGAAGGCCGGCAAAGCCGGTGCCGACGAGTCGACCAATCCCTTCGGCGATGGCACCCCGGAGCACGAGCAATGGCTGGCGGGTTGGATCGCGCCGGAACCGGGTGCCGGTCACCCCAGCGAGGAGCCCCTCAAGCGCGGCCGGGGTCGCCCACGTAAGGAGTCGCGAGCGGATCAGCCGGGCGCCTGAGCGGCGCCCGTGTCACTCCACGTCGTCATCACCCTCGCGGGTCCGCCGCGGGGCAAGGGCCGGCCCCGTGCGACGGTCAATCCACGCACGGGGTTCGCCCGCGTCTACACGGACGACCGGACGGCCCGGTACGAGTCGCAGCTCCGATATGCCGCGCAGCAAGAGATGGCCGGGCGACCGCCGACCGCTCAGCCGATCCGCGTCATGGTCGAAGCCCGATTTCAGCCAGCGCCGAGCTGGTCGGCGAAGAAGCAACAAGCCGCGCTGGCGGGCCATATCCGGCCGGCGACGACACCGGACGCCGACAATCTTCTCAAATGCCTCGACGCGCTCAACGGCGTCGCCTGGGTCGATGACCGGCAGATCGTCGATGCGGTGATCCGCAAGGTCTACGCCGAGGCGCCGGCGCTCGTCGTCACCATCGAGACCATCACGCCGCCGGCGCTCCCTGCCGCTCGCGGCACCCGCGAACCCGACACCGCCGATCTTTTCGCAGGAGCGACGGCATGACACTGCACATTGCCGAGATCCAGTACGCCGTCGCGCAACGCTTCGGCTTGCCGATGATCGAGATGAAATCGGATCGGCGAGCGCGGCGCTTCGCCCGCCCGCGCCAGGTCGCGATGTATCTGGCGAGCGAGATGACGCCGCACAGCTTTCCCGCGATCGGGAAGCATTTCGGCAACCGCGACCACACGACCGTCATGCACGCCTGCCGGGTGATCGCCGAGAAAATGGGCTGCGACCGGGAGCTGCAACGGACCGTCGCCGAAGTCAGGTGGTTGCTCGAAAGAGACCCAAACCAGGGCGTGCTGCCGCTGCACGAGCGTTGCGGGAGCGACCGCCCATGAGCCACGAGGGCGGCTATACCCGGCAGTTCCGGCGCCTCTGGGATAACCCGGTCTTCCGCAACAAGCAGGAGGCTGCAGTCTTCTCCTGGATGAAGGACGCGGCCCAGTGGCGACCGACGACCGTCCGCACAAAGCTCGGTCCGCTCGCGCTCGAGGTGGGCGAATTGCTCCTCACCGAACGGCAGGTCGCCGACGATTTCGGGCTCCACAAAAACACCGTTCGGGGGCTTTTCCGACGCATGGTCCAAGACGGCATGATCGTCGTTTCCAGGACCAGTGCCGGGACCAAAGTCCGTCTCTGCAACTACCTGAAATATCAATCTGAAACGTCGGTCGACGAAGAGGTCAGGACCAGTGCCGGGACCAAGCTAGGACCAAGCCAGGACCACGGGAGGACCGCCTATATAGATGAAAGAAGGGAAGGAATAGAAGAAGGGAATCAAGAGATGCGCGAGGGCGCGCATCCGGCGCGCACGGCGTTGCCGCGCGCATCTCTCTTCGTTGACGAATCTCGGAAGGGGGATGATTTCGACGAGTGGTGGGCGGTGTGGCTGAAAGCCGGCGGCCCCAACCGCGACAAGAAGCGGGCTCGGTCAGCCTATTGGAAGGCGCGGAAGCACTTCACCCGAGCTGACCTGATCACCGGCATCGAACGCTTTCGTCAGGCAAAGCCGGCCTTCGCCGAGTGGTGCGGGGCCGCGAAGTTCTTCGATGGCGAGCGCTGGCGCGACAGCGGCGAGCCGGCGCCCCCGCCGACACCGTCGCCCGGTGAGGATGGCGCACAGATCCGGCACGAGCTCGGCGAGCCCGGTGACCGCCTGGCGCGCGACCTCGGCGCTGCGGCCTTCCGCAGTTGGTTCGTCACATTACGGATCGACCGGCTCGGTGCTGGCGAGGTCTTTCTGAGTGCTCCGACGAAGTTCATCCGCAACTGGGTCAACACGCACTACGCCGACGCGATCGGGCGAGCGTGGAACGTCCGCCGGGTCACGATTGCGATCAGGGATGGCGATCCCGTGCCCGAACCCACGCCGGTGCCGATCGTCGCGCCCGCGTGCCCGCCCCATGAACCCGGCTTCATGCTGCCCATCATCGGCGGGAGGGCAGCTGCATGAGCGCCCCCGCCGACACCGTCGCCCGGTGCGAACCGATCCGTCGTGCCCGCGCGCCGCGGGAATGCTTCGCCGACGACCCCCGGTTCGACGGCCCGTGCTGGATAACGGACCCGTATCGCGCCCTCCCTACCGGGAACACCCTTCGCTGTCGTGGTTGCCACGGCACGGTCGACCCCCAGCGAAAGGGCGCACCAAGCCGCCAGGAACTCAAGGACGTGGGGATCGTGAAATGATCGAGGGGATCGGAGCGAAGATCTGGGATGCCAAGTACCGGCTGAAGCGGCCGAACGGGATCATCGTCGACCAGACCGTCGAGGACACCTGGGCGCGCGTCGCCGGCGCTCTCGCGGCGCCGGAGACTAGAGGGGCCGATGTGTGGGCGAAGCTCTTCTACTGGGCGATGGAGGATTTCAAGTTCCTGCCCGGCGGCCGGATTATCGCCGGCACCGGGACCGGCCGGGACGTGACCCTTTTCAACTGCTTCGTGATGGGGATCATCCCCGATTCGCTCGACGGGATCTTCGCGCACCTCCGCGAGGCGGCGCTGACGATGCAGCAAGGCGGGGGCATCGGTTACGACTTCTCCTCGCTCCGGCCGCAGGGATCGCTGGTGAAGGGGGTCGACGCTGACGCGTCGGGTCCGCTGACCTTCATGGACACCTGGGATTCGATGTGCCGCACCATCATGTCAGCCGGCGCGCGCCGCGGCGCGATGATGGGGACGCTGCGCTGCGATCACCCGGATATCGAGGCGTTCGTCGACGCGAAGCGCGATCCGGGCCGGCTCCGCATGTTCAACCTGTCGACCCTCGTCACCGACGCCTTCTTGGCCGCGGTCGATGCCGACAAGGAATGGCCGCTCGTGTTCGGCGGCGAGGTGCGGAAGATCGTCCAGGCGCGCGACCTGTGGGATCGCATCATGCGGGCGACCTACGACGTCGCCGAGCCCGGCGTGATCTTCATCGACCGGATCAACCGGCGGAACAACCTCGCCTATTGCGAGACGATCATCTCGACCAATCCTTGCGGCGAGATCCCGCTACCGCCCTACGGCGCCTGCCTCCTCGGATCGATCAATCTGGCGGCGCTTGTGCGAGCCGCGTTCACCCGCGACGCCGGAATCGTCATCAGCGATCTCCGCGACCTGGTGCGGCCGGCGGTGCGGATGCTCGACAACGTGATCGACGTGTCCAAGTTCACGCTCGAGGCGCAACGGCAGGAGGCGCAGAACAAGCGCCGCATGGGCCTGGGCATCACCGGCCTTGCCGACGCGCTGATCATGACCGGCCAGCGGTACGGATCGCGCGATGCTATCCAGACCGCCGAGGACTGGATGGCGGCGGTCGAGCGCGAGGCCTATCTGGCGTCGGCCGAGCTCGCTGCCGAGAAGGGATCGTTCCCGGCGTTCGACCGCGACAAGTTCCTTGCCAGCGAGCACGTCCAGGGGCTCGACGACGAGGTGAAGACGGCGATCGCCGAGAAGGGCATGCGCAACTCGCACCTGACCGCGATTGCCCCGACCGGCACGATTTCGCTCTTTGCCGGCAACGTCTCCGGCGGCATCGAGCCGCCGTTCTCGTTCCGCTACACCCGCGATGTCCTCCAGCCCGACGGGTCGAAGGTCACCGAGGAGGTGACCGATTTCGCGTATCGGAAGTGGCGCGAGCTGAGGGGTGACGAGCCGCTGCCGAACTACTTCCTCGACGCGCAGACGCTCCGCCCCAAGGATCACATCGCCATGCTTGCCGCGGTCGCGAAGCATGTCGACCAGTCGATTTCGAAGACGGTCAACCTGCCCGAAACCATCCCCTTCGCCGACTTCAAAGGCGTCTACCGGCGGGCTCACGAGCTAGGGTGCAAGAGCTGCACGACCTATCGACCGAACGAGGTCACCGGCTCGGTACTGAACGTCATCCCGGCCGAGGAGAAGGCGCCGGCGCCCGGCACCAACGTCGTGACGTTGACCGCGCCGCTCGTGGCACCCGACGAGCTCGACGGCAAGCGCTACAAGATCCGCTGGCCCGGCAGCGACCACGCCCTCTACGTGCTGATCACCGACGTGGTCGAGCACGGCCGGCCGCGGCCCTACGAAATCTTTCTGATCTCCAACGACGCCGAGTCGGACGCTTGGCGCGTCGCGCTCGGCCGGATGATCAGCGCCGTCTGGCGCCGCGGCGGCGACGTGGCATTTGTCGCGACCGAGCTGCAGGCGATCTTCGGCAAGGCCGGCGGCGGCCACGTCAACGGCAAGTTCTATCCGTCCCTGCCGGCCGCGATCGGTCACACGATCGAACACCACATGCGGGCGATCGGCTTCCTGCCGGAGAAGCAAGAGGATCAGCACGAGATCGCTGCCGCGCCGGCGGCAGTGGTGGGGGGAGGGGCGGGGGGGAGCAGTGTCGGTCCCCTAAGTGGCAACGCCGCCCCTCCCGTTCCCGCGTGGTTGCGGCAGTGCCCGGCCTGCGGCCAGCCGGCGTTGATCCGCGAGGAGAATTGCGACCGCTGCACGAGCTGCACCTACTCGAAATGCCAGTGAGGGAGAGAGCATCATGAGCGATCGTGCGACGGAGCGGGTTGCCGGATGGCTGGACGGGTCGAGCCTGGCCGATACCGAGGCGCCCGACGAGGTGTGGGCGTGCGTCGAGATCTTCGGGCACCGGAAGCACTACGGCCGGATCCGTGAGATCGAGAAGTTCGGCGCCAAGATGCTGCGGGTCGACATTCCGGTGGCCGCCGGCGCACCTCTCCTCGAGGAAGGCGAGCGGTTTGAAACCTTCGTCTACGGCGGCAGCGCGATCTTCAGCGTCACGCCGATGACCGAGGAAGCCGCTCGGAAATGGGCCGATTACGGGCGTCCCCGCGGTGCCTCCGACTACCGGCGCCTACCGCCGCCCGAGTACGCCCCCGCCGACGAGGACATGGCCTGATGGCCGATCCAGCAACCCTCGTCGAAGGCGGTGTCTGGCAGAATCGCGAGGACGGCAGCCTTTACTTCGCCCTCGGCCGGGCCCGCGACGAGACCCACGACGAGGCGGTGATCGTCTTCGTTCCCGTCCGCCCCGACGGCGAGTGCGAGCGGTTCACGAGGCGCGAGGTCGATTTCCTCGAATGGTACAGGCCGGTCGATGCCCTCGACCCCGCTTGGCTCCTTCGAGAATGGGGCACCCAGCTCTCCGAGGACGTTGCCCGGCTCGCCAAGTCGGGGGTGTCCTTGGTATCGGCGGTCATGGAGATGGCGAAGCAGATCGCCATGAATCTCGCGCTTTACGACGACGAGGCCACGCGCCACGCCGTCATGGAGGCGGTCGTCAAGTTGCTCCCGGTGTCGGTCAACCAGTACCTGGCCGTCAAATCGCAGGTCGCCGAGGCTAAGGCTGCTCCGCGGCATTGAACGCTTTCCGCGCTCTCTAACGCCGTTCTAACAATCGTGTGGTAGCCATGCCGAAATGCAGGCTGGTCGTGGTGCCAATGGGCAGACCACGTAAGTCCGGCGAGCGCAACCCGTCGGGTCGCCTCCGCGCCAAACCCGAGGGCGACCGCGGCACGCTCGAAACCCGCGCTCAGCGGGCATTGCGGGCGAACCCGCACCTCCTTTCCTCCCTGACGAAGGCCGGTCTTCGCGGCACGGCTCTTGTCGACGCGCTCGCGGCGCGCGATCAGGTCGACCGCAGGGTTCGCGACGACCCGCTCGGCATCCTCTATCGCCGCGACATGGTCGACGGCGGCGAGCAATACGCCGGCCGGCGATATGCCGGTCTCTTCGGCCGAGCGGTGCGCCGGGTCCATGCTCCCTCGCTGATGGGGGTGGCGGTCGCCGGCAATCGCGGTGTCGACGACAGCGCCGACGACGAGGATGGCCGTCTCGACTACCTCGCGGCCCGCCGTCTCGACTACCTCGCGGCCCGCCGGGCGCTTCAGCGTCGCGGCTATCGGGTCACCAGTGCCGTCGACAATCTGGTCGTCTACGAGTTCTTCCCGCAGACGCCGGCGCAACTTGCCGCCGCCCGCGACGGGTTGAGCGCCCTGAAGCGCCACTTCGACGACACGGAGCGCTGAGCCCGCGATCCGTAACAACGGTCGCAACGAGCGGATACGGTTGAAACACCCCCAAGATGCCCCGCCCGCGCTCGCTGATGGCCGCCGGACGCGGTGCTGCGGTAACGCCGTTCGTCGCCTACTACCGGGTTTCGACCGAAGGACAGGGCCGTAGCGGCCTTGGACTGGCGGATCAGCGGGCGAGAGTCGCCACTCGCGTCGCCACCGAGAACGGCCAGATCGTCGACGAGTTCACCGAGATCGAAACCGGCAAGGTCACCGATCGTGACCGGCCGCAACTGGCGAAAGCCCTCGCCGCGTGCCGCTCGAAACGGGCGGTGCTGATCGTCGGGAAGCTCGACCGCCTGGCCCGCAACGCCGTCTTCCTGTTGACCCTCGTCGAGGGCAGCGGTGAGGGCGGTATCATCTTTTCCGAGGTTCCGGTGCTACCGCCGGGACCGATCGGCAAGTTCATGGTCACCATGCTTGCCGCGGTCGCCGAGCTCGAGGCCGGGCTTATCTCGGAACGGACGAAAGCGGCACTGGCGGTCGTCAAAGCGTCGATCGAGCGTGACGGGTTCTGGATCTCGCGGAAGACCGGCAACCGGATCACCCGGCTCGGCGGCCCGCGCATGAAAGCCGGCGACGGGCACACCGGCTACCTCGGCCGGAAAGCCCAATCGCAACGGTCGGTCAGTCGCGCGAAGGACGTGCTGCCGCGGATCGCTGAAGCCCGATTGCTCGGCGACACCTCGCTGCGCCGCATCGCGGCCCGGTTGACCCAGTGGGGCATCAATCCGCCGAGCGGCGGCGCCCAATGGTACGCCGCCCAGGTGAAGCGGATTTTGGAGTTGGTCGAGACCGGGTCGCCCTCACGCGATAGTCGCGCAAGCTGATTGCAAAATCGCCTTTGGGCGCTATCTCATTGAAAGGGGCGAGTAGAACGTTGCGGGGGAAGATGGCGACGAGCGCGGACGCGGTCATAGTACCGTCGATCGCCCCGGTTTTCGACACCGACCGACACCTCGTCGTCGTAGGCGAGGATGCGCGAGCCGTCCAGCCTCGCACCTGGCAGCTCATCACGTTCCTCGTCGCCCGTCTCGGCCGTCTCGTCACCCGCGACGCGCTCTATGCCGAGTTCTGGCCCGCTCACTATCGGGACGCCCCCGATCCCCAGGGCCTGAAGGTCCAGATTTTCTACGCCCGCCGGATCTTAGCCGGCTCCAGCTACCGCATCGTCACGGTGTACGACACCGGATGGATTTGCGAGCCGATCCCCGAGCGGACCGCCTCGCCACGAAGGGAAGTGATCTACGATGGCCGCCCGCACGCGCAAGCAGCGGCATGACGAGTTCACCCGTGAGCGCATCCAGACCACTCAGCTCGTAAATCGCCTTACCGGGCATGCACTTGGGCGGGTCAAAATGACCGCCAGCCAAGTTGTCGCCGGCCTCGGGCTGCTGAAGAAGTCCCTGCCCGACCTGAAGAGCGTCGAGATCAGCGGCCCCAACGGAGGCCCGATCGAAACGTCGGTAACGGATGCCCGCCAGCGAAATCTTGCCCTCCTCGAACAGATCGCCCGCCGAGCTGCTGGCGGAACTGACGCCGGAACAGCGCCGGGCGGTGATGGAGGGGCTGAGCCCGGATGAGGCGCTGCGGTTCCCCTGGGCCTGGCGCGGTTGGTGGGCACGACCCAGCCAGCTCCCGCCCCTCGGCGACTGGCGTGTCTTCATGCTGTGCGCCGGCAGAGGATTCGGGAAGACCAGGGTAGGGGCCGAGACGGTCAGGGGTTTTGTCGAGACCGGTATCGCGCGCCGCATAGCGTTGGTCGGACCGACCGCAGCAGACGTGCGCAACGTGATGGTCGAGGGCGAAAGCGGTCTTCTGACGATCTCGCCGGCATGGCACCGGCCGCTGTATGAGCCGTCCAAGCGCCGCCTGACCTGGCCGAACGGAGCTATCGCTACAACGTTCTCGGCCGACGAACCTGAGCGATTGCGCGGACCGCAACACGATCTCGCCTGGTGCGACGAGCTCGCGGCGTGGCGGTATCCCGAAGCATGGGACATGCTCATGTTCGGGCTCCGGCTCGGTGACGACCCCCGCGCGATCGTCACGACGACGCCGAAGCCCACCAAGCTCGTCAGGGGGTTGCTGGCCGATCCTCACACCGCCGTCGTGCGGGGAAGGACGGTCGAGAACGCCCGCAACCTCGCGCCAGCGTTCCTCACCAGCATCGTGCGGAAATACGAGGGCACCCGTCTCGGGCGCCAGGAGCTCGACGCGGAGATCCTGGATGACGTTCCGGGCGCGCTGTGGTCGCGGAAGGGAATTGACGATAACCGCCTCGGCCTGACGGCACCGCGTCCCGACATGATCCGCATCGTCGTCGCGATCGACCCTGCCGCCACGAGCGGCGAGGACGCGGACGAGACCGGTATCATCGTCGTCGGTAAGGCCCCAGCGCCGGATGGCATCGAGCACGGCTATGTGCTCGGTGACCTATCCGGTCGTCACGCGCCTACCGAATGGGCCCGCCTCGCCATCGCGGCATATCGGCAGCATTCGGCCGACCGGATCATCGCCGAGGTCAACAACGGCGGCGAGATGGTCGAGGCTACGATTCGGGTTGTCGATTGGAACGTCGCCTACAAAGCGATCCGTGCGAGCCGGGGCAAGGTCACGCGGGCCGAGCCCGTAGCAGCACTCTACGAGCAGGGGCGTGTCCACCACGTCGGTGCGTTCCCCCAGCTCGAGGATCAGATGTGCGCCTTCACGTCGGACTTTGATCGGAATGCCGCCGGCTACTCACCGGATCGGGTTGATGCGCTGGTGTGGGGGCTGAGCGAGATCTTGGTCGAGCCCATCGCCAGCGAAGGAATTTTCGAGTTGTACCGCCGGCAGGCTGCGGCTGCGGAAGCGCAGCGCGAGAAGACGACCGTGACCGGAGCCGAAGTGGAGGGTGACATTGCCTGAAGCCGATGTGCCGCTGGCAGCGCGCGACACAGCGCCAGGCTATTCCCGGGCGTTCCGCGATGTCATCCCCGGCGCGGCCGATGGCGAGTTCGCCTATGACGGGGCGCGGTCGATGGCCGCGATCCTGGCCTCGGTGCCCCGCAAGGTGTCGGTGATCGACGGCCTCTTCGTTTACGAGCTGTTGGCCGATCTCCTGCACGCGATGTGGGACGACGATCTCCTCAGCGCCGAGATGCACGGGGCCGCGGTCGACCTCAGGACCGCCTTCAAGAACTCCCACATCGATTTCTCGTGGCTGCGCGAAGCCGACGCTTCCGACGTGGCCGTGATCTTCGGCCATCCCCGCACCGAGTTCCGCGAGGTGGCTTGCCGCGAGCTGGTAGCGATGACGCTGAATTGCGCCGGCGGGATCTTGTCGCCGGCTGGTCAAGCCCTCTGGTACGTCATCTGTTGGGGCTGTCCGCTGCGGACCTTTGCCGAGGTGCACGGCTACAGCGAGGACATCGCGACCGGCATCCTGATCGGCGCGCTGAGCGCGATCGGCCCGCACCTCCGCAACCCGAAGACCGCCACCATTCCGGCCCGCGCCGTCGCTGCTGCGGCGGTTGCCCTCGGGGTCGACCTTGAGACGTTCAAGCACCGCCCGTGATCCAGCGCCTCGCCGACAACGCCCTGATGATCTTCGCCCTCGGCATGTCCGCGGCGGTCGTCGCCATCGCCCTCTCCGCGTAAAGGCAGGTCACAGCCATGCCTCCGGCCGGCGGCAAGCGCACGCCGCTCAACCCCTCGTACACGTGGGGTGGCGGCTATGGTTCGCAGAATGACATCACCCAGTTCCGGGATGTCTATGCGCCCGATCAGGGCATCTTTTCGCCCGGCTATCCGCTTGTGCCGACTGACCCCGCCCAGGTCCGGGTCTGGGATTTCCCGGTCGGCCTCAACCAGATCTACACGCCGCGGGCTTACGAACCCGTGTCGTTCGCCGAGCTGCGCGCGCTCGCCGACGGCCACGATATCACCCGGCTCGCGATCGAGACTCGCAAGGATCAGCTCGAAAAGCTGGAATGGTCGATCAAGCCGAGGGACGAGAAGAACCCGAGGCCCGACGCACCCGCGCGCATCGACAAGCTGATCGAGCTGTGGCGCTTCCCGGACGGCGACAAGCCCTTTGCGACCTGGCTGCGCGAGTCCCTTGAGGACGTGCTGGTGCTCGACGCGCCGGCCTTCGAAATCCGCCGGAACCGCGGCGGCGATGTCATCGGTCTCGACGTGGTCGACGGCGCGACGATCGACCTTCTGATCGACGACACCGGCCGCCGGCCGCGCCCGCCAGCGCCGGCTTACGAGCAGGTCATCCACGGGCGACCGTGGAAGCTGCTGACGACCGACGACATGCTCTACCTGCCGCGCAACCCGCGCCCGCACAAGCGGTACGGCTACGGTCCGGTCGAGCAGATCATCATGACGGTCAACATCGCGTTGCGCCGTCAGGTCCAGCAGCTACAGCACTTCACCGAGGGCAACGTCCCGCCCGGCATGCTGAGCGCGCCGGAGAGCTGGAATGTCGAGCAGATCCGGCAATTCCAGGAATGGTTCGACTCGGTACTCGCCGGCAACACGGCGAGCCGGGCACGCCTCGTCTGGGCGCCGGGCGGCGCGAAGTATTCCGCGTTCAAAGACCCGCCGGTCAAAGACGAGCAGGATGAGTGGCTGGCCCGCGTGGTCTGCTACGCCTTCTCGCTGCCGCCGAACGCTTTCACCCGGCAGATCAACCGAGCCACGGCCGAAACGGTTCAGGAGGCCTCCCTCAACGAGGGCCAGGCGCCGCTGATGGGCTGGGTCAAACGGCTCGCCGATCACGTCATCCAGCGGGTGATGGGCCACGCCGACCTCGAGTTCGTCTGGAATGTCGACGAGCCGCTGGCGCCGCAAGATCAGGCCACGATGATAGAGGGCCTGGTCAAGGAAGGCCTCTTCACCCGCAACGAAGGCCGCGACAAGCTCGGCATGGACCCGATGCCGGATGGCGACGTGCTCATGGTCGACACACTGTCGGGCCCGGTGCCGCTCAGCGTAGCCGCGAACCCGCCGGCACCCGCCGCCGATCCGCAAGAGCCCGCCGCCCCGAAGCCGGGAGGCGCTGATCACGATGATGATGAGTCGGGGGTAGGCAAAACCGCCGCCGGCACCTTTCACCAAGGCACGCGGGAAACTGGCACGGTCGCCGCGGCGCAGCCTCGCCCTGATGACCGCAATCGAGCGCTCCTTGACCAAGAAGCTCGCCAGCTTCTTCGCCGAGCGGGCGCACGACGTAGCGGCCCAGCTCAGCCGGTCGCTCGGGCTCAAGAAAGCCGCGGAGGCTGATCCGGCCGAACCGGACGCCGAGCACCACGACGACGGCTGGAAGGACCCCGCCCTCATCGCTCTGGCGCTGGCGGCGGTCGATCTCGGCGACTGGACCGCGCTGAACGAGCCCGTCGCCGCCGCGCTGCAGGCGATCTTTGCCGACGGTGTGACGCGCGGCATCGCGGTCCTCGAGCTCCGCGACGGAGAGACGACGACGAACGAGGCGCGGGCCCATTTTGGCCTGCCGCCATCGGCCGGCGGTGATGCGGTCCCGTCGATCGCCGTGGGCGAGCAGGTCAATTCACGGGCTGTCGCCTGGGCCGAGGAGCGCGCCGCCGATCTGGTGACCCAGATCCAGGAGAACACCCGCGACATGCTGCGCGGCAGCGTCGCCGCGGCGATAGAGGACGGCGCAACCGCTACCGAGCTGGCCGCCACCATCGCCGCCGGCGCGGCGTTCAGCGAGGCCCGCGCGCTGACGATCGCCCGCACCGAGATCATCCGGGCGAACAATCAGGGCAACCTGACCGCCTACCGCGAATCCGGCGTCGCGACCGGCAAGGAATGGGCCACGGCCCACGACGACCGGGTCGAGTTCACCTGCGCCGCCAACGCGACGGCTGGCCCCATCGCCTTCGATGACGATTTCCCGAGCGGCGACGAAGCGCCGCCCGCCCACCCGAATTGCCGCTGCGCGTTGCTGCCCGTGACCGAGCCGCTACCGAGCGTCGATTGAGACGAGACGAGGAGAGCTGAAGATGAAGACCCTCTACCGCATGCCGTTCCTGTTGGCGCTCGCCGTGGTGGCTGCGCTCCTTGCCGTTCCGGTCAATCGCGCCCACGCCGCGACGATGCAGTGCCCGGTGCCGGGCCAGATCCTGGCAGTCTCCGGGTTCCCGACCAGCGGCCCCTACACCGTCGGCTCCGATGGCATCGTGACCGGCGTCAACGCCAATGACGTGCCGGCGCTGGTACAGGACGGTTGCGTGTCCCTCGGCACGACCGCCGGCATCATCGGTCGCCTGCTCGCCGCGAACATGAACGCGACCACGGATCAGCCCATTCCGATGTTCGTGAATGCGGCCGAGTATTTCCGCATCACGAAGATTTCGATGAAGAACTGCTCCGTCTCGATGACGACCGCCGCCGGCGGCGTCTACCCGGCGGCATCGAAGGGTGGCACCGCGATCGTCGCCAACACGCAGGTCTATACCGCCCTCAGCGCCGCGACGATTGCGCTCGACCTGACGATCGTCAGCGGGCCCGGCAACACGCTCTACGCCGGTACGGTCGCCCCGACGTTCGCGCTGACCACGGCGCAGGGCGCGGCCGGGACGTGCGATATCTTCGTCGAAGGCCAGGTCGGCCAGTAGCGCGACGGCGGGACAACACCGATGCGCTTCCTTGGATCAGCCATCGCGCTGGTGACCCTCATGGTGCCGCTCTGCGCGATGGCCGATGCCACCTATCAGGCAGCGGTGCAGGGCCTCCCTGCCGCGCCGGTTGAGATGGGTACGTCGGATCAGCAAGGACACGTCATCCCGACGAGCCCGGCCAATCCTATGCCCACGTCGGATTACGGCGACCGCCAGGTCAGCGTGCCGATCGTCACTGCGGCGGCCTATGCGTCGGGCAATGACGTCGGCGGCCTCAATGCGGTGTCGTTCCAAGGGAGCGGGCCGCCGCAGCTCGTCGAGGATTTCAGCATCGCGTCAACGTCGGGCCAGACCCCGACGTTGACGGTCTATCTCTTCGACAGCCAGCCGCAGCACTCGACCTTCACCGACAAGGGCAGCTTCTCACTCGATACCACGACGCCTGGCACCGACGGGATTGTGGACGTCGATCGCCTGCTCCTTGACCCGTTCGCGCTGACCCTGGCGGCGCCGACGGGCACGACGGTGAGCTTTGCCGACGCGGCGAACCTCACGCGCCTCCCACGGTCGGGCGCGCCGGCTCTGTACTACGCGCTCGCCGCCGGCAGCATCTTCACCCCCGGCTCAACCAGCGACTTCCGGGTCGCCATCCAAGCGGTTCAGCAGCACCAATGACCGACACAATCGCCAAGCGCTTCTTCGTCCCCCTCGCCAAGGTCGATGCCGAAGGCCGCATGGTCTACGGCTATGCCTCGACCGAGGCCGAGGACGACCAGGGCGAGACCATCACGCTCGACGCGCTCCGCGCTGCGCTCGACGACTACATGCAGTTCGCGAACATCCGCGAGATGCACCAACTGAGCGCCGTCGGCACGGCCGAAGAGGCTGCGGTCGACGATAAGGGCCTCTACATCGGCGCCCGCATCGTTGACCCCCGCGCTTGGGAGAAGGTCACCAGCGGCGTCTACAAGGGCTATTCGATCGGCGGGAAGGTGACGGCCCGCGATCCGACGAACCGTGCGGTCATCACCGGGCTCAGCCTGTCCGAAATCTCCCTCGTCGACCGTCCCGCCAATCCCGAAGCGGTCTTTGACTGCTGGAAACGGAGCAAAGAGGCGATGACCGATACCGATCTCGTCATCCCGGCCGACGAGGTCGGGATCGTCCGCGCGTTCCTCACCAAGCTCGGCATCCCCGGTCTCGCCAAGGCCGGCGACGGCGACAAGCCCTACGGCGAGGTCGAGTATGCCGATCCGGGCCACCAAGAGGATGGCAAGAAGCGCTACCCCGTCGACACCGTGGAACACATCCGAGCGGCCTGGAATTACATCCACAAACCCAAGAACGCGAAGAAATACTCGGCCGATCACCTGAAGGAGATCAAGGCGAAGATCGTCGCCGCCTGGAAGGAGAAGATCGACAAGGACGGTCCTCCCGAGGCCAGCGACGAGAGCGGCAAGACTGCCACCGCCAGCAGCGTGGCGAAGGGCATGGAGGACATCGGCCGCTTCGCGCGGATGATCGAAGACATGTTCTGGGCCTGGGAAAAGCTCGAAATCGAGCGGGCGATGGAGGGCGACGACAGCACGCTCCCCGACGACCTCAAAAGCCTTATCGCCCAGATGGTCGCCTTCCAACAGCAGCACGCGGGCGAAGAGACCGAGGAGTTCCTGGACGGCACGGAGACGCCCGTGCTGCCGCTTTCGCCCTATGGATCACCGATCCCGATCTACTGGGCGGCGCACGCCGAGTCGCTGCGGAAGGCCGGCAAGACCGAGCTCGCCGAGCGGATCGAGAAACTGGCGGCCGATCAGGCTGAGCCGAAAGGAGTGACCATGACGGACGACGAGATCGCGAAGCGGTCGGAGGATCAGCACCTCAAGGACGTGGCGCATGCCGCGATCCACAAGGCCCTCGGCATGGACACGATGGACGAGCGCGAGCGCGGTCATGGGGTCCAGGCCCGCGAGGCCATGAAGGCGGCCGGCGCCGGCGAGGATGGCACCGCGGACGAGCACTCGACCGTCGACACGGCCGGCAATCCGACGCATCCCGCGCCGTCGACCGGCGGCGGCGATCCGACCGGCAAGGCCGCGCTCCTCGACGCCCATCTCGACGCGATCGTGAAGCAGGGCGGCGGCCATCGCCACCTGATGGACATCGCCCACGAGTGTGTCCGCAAGCTGACGGACGGCGCGACGTGCAAGAGCGACGCCGCCAAGGCCGCGCGCCACAGCAAAGACGTGCTCGACAACCTGCACAAGGCCCACTTCCAGGTCTGCGCGGCCGGCGCGAAATGCGACGCCGCCGGCGGTCTGCCCGATGAGCATCAGGGCACGACCGACGACAAGAAGGACGCCGAGGTCATCGCGGATCTCGCAAAGGCGGTCTCGGCCGAGATCAGCACCGGCGTTGGCGCCGCACTGGCGGAGCTGCGGAGCGAGATGGGCGCGATTGCCAAGGACGTGGCGGCGATCAAGGCGACCCCGATCCCGGCGCAAACCATCAACCCGGCCGGCGTCACGCGCTTCACGAAAGCGAGCGACGCCGGGGCGGTCGTAGTGCCGACCGATGTGGTCGACGCGCTCGCCAAGCTGAGCGACGAGGAACGCACCCTCGCGATGATCAAGGCCGTGCATCGCAACCCGATCACGGCACCGCGACAGCCCACGGACGCAACCACGTAATCCCGGCCGAAAAGGCACCACCCCAACCCGGCCGGCGAGCCGGGTTTTTCTTTCCCGAGAAAGGGAAGCCCAGCCATGAACCCCACCCAAGACACTCTCGACCTTGTCAAAACGGCTCGCGAGACCCCGAGCGACGCGATTGCGAAGTCGATCTCGACCAACACTGGCCTACTCGCCTTCGACCTTCAGGCACCGGCGAAGAACCTCTATCCCTTCGTGACGCCGCTGCGGAACTCCATCCCGCGCGTCGGCGGCGGCACCGGCACGGCGACGAACTGGCGCCAGGTCAGCGCGATCAACGGGTCGGGTTATGACGCGATGGGGTGGGTGCCGGAAGGCCAGCGCTCCGCGCAGATGTCTTACGTGACCGCGACCAAGTCGGCCACCTTCGTCACGATCGGCGAGGAAGACGGGGCGACCTACGAGGCGATCAACGCCGGCCGCGGGTTCGAAGACATCCAGGCCCGGATGACCTTCCGTCTCCTCCAGAAAATGATGCTGAAAGAGGAGATGGCGATCCTCGGCGGCAACGCCTCGATGCAGCTCGGCACACCCGGCACCCCGACCCTGTCGGCGTCGGGTTCCGGCGCGACGCTGCCGGCCACGACGTACTACGTCAAGGTCGCCGCCCTCACCCTCGAGGGCTGGCAGAATTCGAGCCTGACGAACGGCGTCGCCACCACCAAGCCGATCACCGGCGCCGACGGCCATTCCTACACGCTCAGCGGCGGGTCATCGAACATCAGCGCCGAAAGCTCCAGCCAGTCGGTCAGCGCCGGCAACACGCTGTTCGCAACGGTGACCGCGCTCCAGGGTGCCGTGGCCTATGGGTGGTTCGTCGGCACCGCGTCGGGCGCGGAGACGCTGCAGGCGATCACCACGATCAACAGCGCCGCCTTCTCGGCTCCCCTCACCGCCGGCGCGCAGCCCGCCACGGCGGTCACCGCCGACAATTCGGCGAACCCGAGCTACGCCTATGACGGGCTGCTGACCAGCGCGCTTAAGTCGGGCTCCGGTGCCTACGTCAAGACGATGGCGACGGGCACCGCCGGCACCGGCACGCCCCTCACCGCGTCGGGCCGCGGTTCGGTCGTCGAGATCGACACGATGTTTCAGACGATGTGGAACAATTTCGAGCTGTCGCCGACCGTGCTCTACGTCAACTCGCAGGAGCTCGGCAACCTGACGACCAAGGTGCTGAACGGATCGTCCTCGCCGCTGCTCCGTTACAACGAGCCCGGCGATGGGGATGCGTTCAACATCACCGCCTCGGGCACGATCGGCTGGTACTACAACCCCTACAACACGGCGAACGGCACCCAGACCGGCCTCCGCATCCCGATCCGGCTGCACCCCCGCGTCCCGCCGGGCACGATCGTCGGCTGGGCCGAGCAGCTGCCGATCCAGTACCAGTCGAGCGAGGTGCCGAACGTCGCCGAGGTCAAGACGCGACAGGATTACTACGAGATCGACTGGCCGATCGTGACCCGCCAGCGCCAGGTCGGCGTCTACGCCGAAGAGGTGCTGGCCGTGTACGCGCCCTTCGCAATGGGCGTCATCAACAACATCGGCAACGGCTGATCCGGTGAAGAAGGCTGATCTGGTCGCCGCGCTGAAAGATGCCGCGGCGGCCATCGATCAGCAAAAGGTGGCTATCGCCTATCTGATCGATCGAAGCATCGCGTGGGCCACGCTCGCCGGCAACTGCGGAGCCCGCGTCGTGGAGCTGCGGCACGAGCTCGACGAAGCGCAATCGCGGCTCGCGCTCTACGAGGGCGTCGCCGCACGCCGGCGTGCCGAACAGGTGGGTCATTACGATGCCTGACATCCCCGTTTCCAACCTCGTCCGCCTACAGGCCCGCTTCGGCCAGGACGAGGTCAACGTCGGTCGTGGGCGCTATCGCGTCGGCCTCGACGGCACCGTGCTCGTTCCCCGCGAGGCGGTCGATTCCCTACTTTCCACTGGAGGCTTTGCTATGGCCGATCTACCGCTGCCCGTGCCGACCGGCATGGCGCGCCTTGCCCACCCCGAGCACATCGGTTGCGCCTTCGGCGGCAAGACCTATGAGCCGGGCGCCGACGGCACCGTGCTCGTTCCCGCCGAGGCGGCGGCGGTCCTGATGGAGGCGCACGGCTTCTGCACGCCGAGCCCCGCGCTCGAGGTGCCGGTCGATCCGCGCGATGCCGAGCTGGCTGCTCTGCGGGCCGAGCGTGACGATCTGCAAACCAAGCTCGCCGCGGCCGAAAAGCCCGCGAAACCCAAGCCCGCGAAGGCTGCGGATGGCCCCACTGGCGCTACCGGCCCGACTGGCGCGAGCGGTGCGGGCTCGACCGGCGCCACGGGCACTGCGGGGGCCTGACATGGCCGTCGCCTACCACGTCGGCGCCATCCTCGAGTCGATGGAGCGCGAGGGAAAGCCGACGACCGCTGAGGCATTGCTGGGTCTCTGGCGCCAGACGCTGCTCGGTATGGGTCGCGATCCCCGCATCGGCTTGCGCATTGTCGATGAGCGCGGCTACCACACGATCACCGGCCAGATCCACGATTTCGGGTCGGCGGTCGTGCTCGAGGCCGATCCCGAGACAGCGCCATTCGAACACGACAACGCGGCCGACCTCGATATCGCCACGATCCCGCTGCTTCGCGCCGCGTGAGCCCTCATGGCCTACGGTGACCTGACGACGCTCGGCGCCATCAAGGCGTGGCTGCAAACCGGCCAGAACGCCTTTCCCGACACCGACGACACACTCCTCTCGGGCCTCGTCACCGCCGCCAGCCAGTTCATCCAGACCTGGCTGAAGCGGCAAATCGCGGCGGCCGATTGGATGGAGACCCGCGACGGCACTGGCGGTCAACGCCTCGTCTTCGCGAATTTCCCGGTGACGGCGGTGCTCTCGCTGACGATCGACGGGCTCACCATCCCGCCGGCGCCGGCTGGCGGCGGATACGGCGCGGGGTATGTCTTCACCCCGACCGCGTTGGCGGTGCGGGGCTACGCCTTCACCCGCCGCATCCAGAACGTGATCGTCACCTACACGGCGGGCTTTACGACGATCCCGCCGGAGATCGCCCAGGCCTGTGTCGAGCTCGTGTGCCAGCGCTACAAGGAGCGCACGCGGATCGGTGAGGTGTCCAAGGCGCTCGCCGCCGGCGAGACGATCACCTACTCGCAAAAGGACATGAGCGCCGACGTCCAGACGATCCTGTCGCAGTACCGCGCCGTCGCTCCGGTCTCGTCCTACGCTCTGATCATCGCGCCCACCTAGACCGACGCGGTATGATCAGCACCTACATCGTCGGCGACGCTCAGGTGATTTCGCTCCTCGAGCGGATTACGCCACAGGTGCGGTCGCATGTCGCCCGCACCGTGGGAAGCCTTGGCCTTGCGCTACAGCGCCGGGTCCAGGATGAAAAGCTCAGCGGCCAGGCGCTGAAGGTCCGCACCGGCAATCTGCGCGCCAGCATCAACACGGAGGTCGCCGACTCGGGGTCGCGCGTCGCGGCGACGGTCGGCACCGGCGTCCGCTATGGCCGCGTCCACGAATACGGCTTTCAAGGCATCGTCTCGGTGCGGGCGCACCTGCGGCACGTCACCCAGGTCTTCGGGCGCCCGGTCGCCGCGACCCAGAACGTCCGGGCTCACTCGCGGCAGGTCAACCTGCCGGAGCGATCGTTCCTCCGATCGGCGCTGCGCGAGATGCAAGGCACGATCCAGGCGGCCCTCAACAAGGCCGTCGCCGACGGGCTCCAGGGCCGATGAAGCTCGGTGATCGCGAAATGGTGGCGGCCAGCGTCGATGAGGCCGGCGCCGTGGTGCAGCGCTGGGCGACGATCATCGAAATCGACCGCAAGGACCGGCTCGTCCATCTGCTCTGCGATGACGGGACCGTGACTGCCCGGCGGTTGCCACGGAGGCGCCGCCGATGACGATCAGCCGTGAACCGATCTACGCCGCGCTCTTCGCGCTGGTTTCGGAGGCGGCCGAGTTCACGACCGCCGATCGCCGGCTACGGCATTGGAGCGATGTGTCGCCAGCCGAACAGCCCGCCCTGTTCGTGGCGCAGCGCAAGCAAAACGCCGCCGTCAAGACGCTCGGTGCGCCGGCCGAATGGACGCTTTTCGCGGACATCTACGTCTACGCTCATTCGAGCGACCCCTACCTGTCGCCGGCGACGATCTTGAACCCGCTGGTCGACGCGATCGATGCGGCGCTTGCACCCGTTGGCCTCGGGCCGGGCGGTCGCGCAGTGCAGACGCTCGGTATGCCCGGCCTCGTGCAGCACGCCTACATCACGGGCTCGGTCGACACCGACGAAGGTGTGCTCGGCGACCAAGCGGTCGCGATCATTCCTGTTGAAATTCTCTGCGTGGGTTGAAGGAGGGCCGGATGGCCGAAAAGAAGACGGACGGCGCCCCCGTGGTGCCGCCGCCGATGGACGTGGACGCGCTCGTCGAGCGCTGGTGGACCGACCATTTCCCCGGCTCGGTCGTCGGCACCGTCACCGCGATCTGGAATCACGCACACGCCGCCAAGGAAGACCTGAAGCGGCGCCTGAAGGAAGGGGCGTAAGTCATGCAACTCGCTTTTGGCGCCGGGGCCCTGTGGGGCAACCGCACCGACACGACCGGCTCGGGCATCGGCCCCGACCAGTTCGGCATCCTGCAAGACGTCGAGATCGACTGGGACTGGCAGACGAAGGAATTGTGGGGCCAGTACCAGTTTCCGCTCGATATCGCGCGGGGGCAGGGCAAGATCACCGGCAAGGCCAAGTTCGCCCGCATCTTCGGCGCGATCTACGGCGATCTCTTCTTCGGCCAGACGCCGGCGAGCGGTCAGATCCAGGTGTCGGAAAACGAGGCCGGGAGCGTGCCGGCGTCGAGCACCTACACGATCACCCCCGCCAATGCGGCGAGCTATCTGGACGACCTCGGCGTCTACTACGCCAGCGGGGCAACCGCCGGCACCCGCTTCAGCCGCGTGTCGACCGGCCCGACGGCAGGGCAGTATTCGGTCAACATGTCGACCGGCGTTTATACCTTCGCCGCCGCCGACGCGAGCGCCGCCGTCCAGATCAGCTACCTCTACACCGGCACGGGCGGCAAGAAGCTGGTGCTGACCAACCAGTTCATGGGCTTCACCCCGACCTTCAAGGCGACCTTCTACACGACGAAGACGACCCAGGGCACTCCGGCCGGGCTGTCGCTCGTGCTGAACGCCTGCACGGCGACGAAGCTATCGCTGCCCACGAAGATCGACGACTACGAGATCCAGGAATTCGACTTCAGCGCCTTCGCCGATGCCACGGGCACGATCGGCACGCTCAGCACCAATGAGTAGCCCGATGGAAGACCCGATCATCCACCTGGGCGACAAGGAATTCGTCGTCGAGGCGCTGACGCTGCGCCAGATGAAGCGCCTCATGGTCCAGCTCACCATGCTGTCGGGCATCAACCCGAGCGGCCCGGAATTCCTCGACGCGGCGGTTCAGATCATCGCCGCCGCAATCGACAAGAAGCATCCCGAGATGACCGCCGACGGCATCCTCGACATGAACGCGACCCTGGAGCAGGTCAACCAAGCCGTGTCGATCGTTCTGCGTACGGCGGGCCTGGCCCAGGACGGTGCCCAGGGGGAAGCGGCGCCGGTAGGAGCATAAGGGAAGTCCTCGCGGCCATTTACGGGTCGCTCGCTACCGGCTGCGGCTACTCCTACCCGGTCATCGACGAAATGACGATCGCCGATGCCGAGGAAATCTTCAGCTATTGGGAGTCGTCCCCTCCCACCCATCACATGGCGCAGACGATCGCCGCGATGTTCGGCTGGAAGCCCAAGCAACGGGCGCCGGCACCTTCGGATGTCACTGCCGTCGTCGCCGACGCCGCGCGCGTCGGGATTGGGGCAACCAGCGAACCGACGCCCGACCAGGCGACCGTCATTCTCGATTTCGAGGCGATGCAGGAGCGCAACCGCGCCGTCATGCGCCAGATCGCCGAGCGGAACCGCGCCGAGACGGCAGGATAGAGGCGGATGGCCGACAATACGATCGAAGTAAAGGTCGTCGCCGATACCGGCGACCTGTCCGGGCCGATCCAAGCCGCGGTCGAGTCGGTCAAGGGCCAGGTCAATTCGCTGCGTTCGCAGCTGCGCTCGCTCGGCGCCGACTTTGAAGCGGGCAAGACCAGCAGCGGTAACTACGCCAAGGAACTGGTCGATCTCGGCGACCGGCTCGCCGATGCGAAGGGTCGCCTCGGCGGCCTGACGAGCGCGTTGGGCGGTGCAACCGGTGCGGCCGGTGCCGGCGGCTCTGCCTTCAACAACATGGGTTCCGAGCTCCGGCATGTCGTCGCGATCTTCGACGAGTTCAGCCGCGGCGCGCGGGGCCAGATGATCGGCTCCATCGTCGCCCTGACGCGAGACAGCGGTCTTCTTGGGAAAGTCGTCGGTTCCCTCAAAGGTCCGTTCGGCATCGCCATCGCCATCGCGGGCGCGCTGGCTGGTGCCTTCGTCCTGCTCGCCATGCGCGCTGCCGAGGCGGCGAAGCAAATCCGCGAGGTCAGCGCCGCGGCGGCCATGCAGGGCCGTGACGTGGGCGCGGCGGTCGCGAGCGCACAGCGCTGGACCGAGTCGATGGCGAAGACCGGGATGCTGTCGCATAGCAGCGCCCAGACCGTCGCCGACGCAATTTCCAAGATCCCGAACATCGCGGACGAGACCCGCGATAAGATCGCCGGCATCGGCGAGGCCCTGACGGTCGCGATGGGCGGCGACGCCAAGAAGGCGGCCGCAGAGATCGACAAGGCGTTCGGGTCGATCAGCGGGCTCGCCCACTTCGCCGATCAGAACAACATGATGACGGCCTCGGCGGTCGAGGCGATGGCGAAGGAGAAGGGCGCCGCCGCGGCATATGACGCGGTGATCGCGCAAGCCCAGGCCCGGCTTTCCGGCTACTCGGCGGCAGCGAAGAAGGCGAAAGAGGACGCCGCCGGCATCAATGCCGGTGCGAACGTGATGGGCTACATGCCCGTCCCGTCGTCGATGGTGTTTCCCCTGCAATTCCCGCAAGGGGCGCGGGGACCGTCGCCGCAGGAATGGCAGCTCACCAGCGATATCCAGACTGGCGCGCACGACTACGAGGAGATGAACGCCCTCGCGCGGCAGCAAGACGAAATCCTGACCTCCATCCGATCCGGCGAGGCCGAGCGACTCGGTCTTCTCGACCGCGCCAAAGCGGCGTTGATGGAGATCGAGGAGAAGATGGACACCCTTCGCAAGAAAGGCGAAGGGCACGCCGGCACCCGCGAGGACGAGTCGAAGGCCTTCGACTTCACCCGACACGTCCACGTTCCCAAGGCGCCGAGCACCGCCGGCGCTGACCGGGCGGTGCGCGAGGATTACCAAGCCTTCGCCGCGGAGGAGCGCGACAAGCTCTCTGCGGCCCAGGGCAACGCCGACGCCCAAAACGCCATTCTCGACGCCTGGCGGGCCAAGGCGGCGCAGAGCTTCGCCGCCGGATCGGCCGCCTACCGCAAGGCGATGGCCGAAATCGAACGCGCCAGCCAGAGCATCGGCCGGGCGAATTTCGCACAGGTCATGAAGGACGCCGAATCGGCCATCGCCGGCGCTCACGACCAGCTTCGCGAATTCCGCGCCGACATGGACGCGATGGCGAAGCTGAAGCAGATAACGCCGCAACAGGCGCTGGGCTTCGATATCGAGGAGGTGGCCCGCGCCGCCGCCGAGGCCCGAGCCAAGATCCAGTCCGCGATCGACGCCGCCGCGACGCCGCAACACCGTGCCGACGCGCAGCGCCTGATGAACCGGACCGCGCTCCGCTTCAACGCGGAGCAAGCGGTCGACACCGACCAATACCGTGAGGCGGGCGCGAAAGCCGCCGAGGCCTTTTCGAAGCCCTTCCGCGAGACGTTCGACCGTCTTGGCTCGACCTTGGAAAGCACGCTGACCGAATACCTGATCCACGGCACGTCGAAGGGGTACGGTCGCAAAGAGGTCGCGAGCCTGATCCAGTCCGCGATCGGCGGCGGGGTTGATCTTGTCGGCGGCGCGCTCAGCAAGGTCAGCGCGGGCCCGCTCGCCAAACTCCTCGGCACCCAGGCCAAGGAGGGTGAGGGGGCCGGCGACGTGCTCGGCAACGCTCTGTCTGGCTGGGTCAGCAAGGGCCTGACCAGCATGTTCCCGAGCCTCGGCGGCATGCTGGGGCAAGGCACGCAGGCCGCGGCGCAGACCGCCAACACGGCGGCGGTGACGGCTCTTACCGTGGCGTTGACGGCGAATACCGCAGCCGTGACCGGCGCCGCCGCGACGACGGGTGTGGCGGGTGCCGGCCTCGCTGCCGGCGCTGCTGGCGCAGCTGGTGCTGCCGCAGGCGGGGGCGGCTTGTTCGGGTGGCTTGGCGGGCTCTTCGCCTTTAAGGGCGGCGGCGTCGTGCCGAGCGCTTCGGGGGGCTGGGCGCTCCCGAACTTCGCCGGCGCGCAGCCCGCCCTTCTCCATGCTCGCGAAATGGTTCTCCCCGAGCACATCAGCACGGGCCTTCAGGACATGCTCGGCCGAGGTGGCGGGCGCGGCGACACCCACCTCCACGTCCACGGTCAGATTGTCGACGCACCGGCGGTCGGCCGCTGGTTTCGCGACAACAAGCGCCTCGTGGCTTCAGCCGTCCAGGGCTCGTTCGGCCCCGGCGGCATCAACCCGTTCCGGTGATCCCCATCGTGATCCGCCGTCTCGCCCTCATCCTCTTCGTGCTGGTCGCCGCGCCGCTTCCGGCGTTCGCGCTCAACAACAGCTTCCCGACCTCCGGCGACACGCTGATGTGTTCGGGCCGGCCCTGGATCGACGTGCTTTGCAACGGCGCCGATCCGGCCGACGCGGTCGACTCGACGACCGCGATCCAGAACACGATCACCAGCGCCATCGCCGGCGGCTTTCCCATCCACATCCCGGCCGGCACCTACAAGGTCACCAGCCAGCTCACGATCGACTATGCGACCCTGTCCTCCAAGGGCTTCACCGTCATTTCCGAGGGTGCGATTCTCGACGGCCGGTCAATCACTTCCGGGCCGGTTCTTCAGGTGCAGTGCGGCGGCGGCACGCCGAATTCACCGATCGCGTGCTTCTATTTCCGGCAGCGCGGCACCCTCGACATTCTGGGCAACTCAGGCGCGACGAACCTGGCGACGCTGACCTCTGCCTACAGCACGGGCGCGACGGTGCTGTCGGTCTCGTCGACCACGCCGTTCTTTGCCGGCGCCATGATCAATATCGCGCTGACCGGCGGCGGCACCTACGCCACCACGGTCTCGTCGGTCGGCAGCGGCACGATCACGATCCCGTCAGCCGGCCTTCCATCCGGCACCAGCATCAATGCCCAGGTC